ATTTGGATACGGCTTGTCCAAGATATAGTTTATTTCCATCGGGGTAAACATAGTCTTCTACTGGTATGTATTCTGAGTATATATTAACTGTTGTACCATCGACTTCTTTAGTAGAGCGTTCCCAATGATTCGGTTGGTCACTAGGGGGATTCGTTACTAAACCTACTGTTGGACCAGGAAGAGAAGTACCGCCTAAATCATCCTTAACTTTCCAAATACCATATCTTGTACTATCATCAGCATGAGGATCGGTAGTATCTATAGCCGTATTCTCCCATATATAGTCTGTACTAGCAGTCCATATTTCAGCTCTACCAGCAGGATCTACAGTAATACTTGTTTCATATTTTATCTTTCGTCCCTTAATATCAACAATATCTGTCTTTACCCCATCAAGCCCAAACATAAAATCATCTGTACCATCAGAACTAAAGCCTGCCTTGACTTCGGTATTTAGAATTAGAATAGAAGAGCCTACAGAACAGGCCCTAAGAACATCCTTAGCAGATCCTATTCCATGTCTAATATACTTGCGTATGGATTCATCAATATCGGTATCCACTTCTTGGTTTATTATTTCTCCTTCTTCAGTTACTTTGAATACATACAATAGCTGAGCCGAAGTATCATCAAAATCAATCCCAATAATATACTGCTGTTTTTTACCAACCAAGAACCAATACCACCACATCGATGCTGGGTTAGGAACTCCCAAATCTATTCCTAGTCCATCCATTGGATAAAAACCATTTCGTTTATCGATAGATCTTTCAGTAGTACAGAACATATTATCCATATCCTCTACTTCATTGGGTAGTCTCTTAGACGGAGCTTGTCTACCCACACCACCAGATAAAGTATTAAGAGGAATCTTTACTGGAAAATATGAGGCACCTTTTCTTTTAGCCATTATTATCCTCCAGGATTGGTGGTTCGCCAGTATCTAAGATATGAAGAGTCATTACCACGTGAGTTTCTATTCATAGCTTCTCGTAACTTGGCAGATGAAGCCGAGAATATGGTTCTACGACGGTCATCGTAATCAGCACCCTTACCTTTAGCCATATAGAGACCCTCAAGACCAGCCAAATAGGTATCTGCATCGGCATCACCTTGTGTTACCATTTGATATTGTCTTGCACCAGCAGCTAAGATACCCCGTTGAACAGGTGTATCCATATCTTCCCAATTAACTGCTTGAATAATCTCAATACGATATTCAGTATCGGCATTCCATTGATCAGTTTGATCTGTCACATTCCAAAGATATTTATCAGTAGTACCTTTTGCTATACCAATTATATTATACCCCTCATTATTAGTATGATTTGATATAAGTTCGGCAGATAGAGTATCGTAAGGAAATGTTGGTAGGGTTATCTGACCTTCAGCATCTAAAGTTATCTTCTTAATCCATCTATTATTAGCAATACCCCTCATTTGGAAATCACGGATAAATTGTTCTAAGCAAAACTGAGCAGTCTCTGTATCAAGACCACTGTTTTCGTCTATGTCTGATACCAGAGATTCTCCTGCCATTAACAACATATGATTTACGGCATCTAGCTTAGAAATACTTCCCATTTTATCCTCCTCTAGTCTTTTTGCGTTCTCCCATTCTTTTCCACTCTCTTGTTTCTCTTTGCTTTGCTTTTACCATAGGGCAATCAGTGTTTCCACATACTTTGCAACTCCTAGACATTGTATTCATAGGACGATGTGTTCTAAAATTGCGTTTATTACCACAGCCTATAAGCACAGTGACTAAAAATACCAATACTAATAATCTTATCATATTTCTTTCCTCCTTTAAAGCCCCTTGCCCCCCAGAGGGGGACAAGAGACATGTGTATGAATAGAGTAACTAATGTTACGCTATAGTAAGTTACGCTTGTACGTAACCGTCAGCATCAACCTTCATACTTCCAACGCCTCTCATTTCAAGGCGAGTATCAAAGTCACTGCCAGAAGCACCATCTCGTGTATGAATAATTGCAGCACATTCTGGACGTAGAACGCCAGTACCACTCATCATCGAAGCGACTGTGAAAGATGTATTTCGACGAACATCATCTACTGTATCAACTTTCAGTCCCTGCAAACGAATGCCTGCAACTGCTTCTGGTGTAAACATAACGGCACGAACTCCGTTAATAAGAGCAGTTGTATCTGAACCTGCAAGGTCACAAGAGAAGTCAAGATTATACTTAGCTTCACCAAGACCATCAGAGGACGTATCTTCACCACTCTTGTCACGCAACTGATCAGAGCCATGATTGGTCTTAAGAATAGTGCAACCCATGTACTCAAGAGTATCATGTAGTTGACCATATCCATTAGTCAATGGACCACCAAGACCGTTTACAGCACCACCAAAGTAAGGTTGCATACCACCGTCGTCAAAGTCTGAAGCAAGACGAGCGACACCAAGAGCACGAATATCCATGAAGCACTGTGGGCTTATAGCCATGTACAGTTTATCGTATGGGATATTGTTTTCTTGTAGGAATACAATATACTTCTCTATTTGTTCAAGAGCCGAAAGAGCGCCAAGAGCACGATCAGCAGCAGCAGCACCTGTAGCACCCCAAGCCTTGAGCTTAAGACTGTCAGTAGAATCACTACCATAAAGAGCTGTGTCCAAGTTTAGGCTTGGACGTGGGTCGCCAACAATTTGTGAAGTCACCGCAGCGCGAGCAAGATAAGAATAAAGTTGCTTATCTCGTGTGTTTGCAAGAGTCAACGCAGCTTGACGCGCGAGCTCGTTTCTGAATTCCCACTGTGTTTGCATGAGGTCAACATTATCGATCTCAAAGTGAGCAGCCATGGGTCGCTTGTCCAACTTGAGTTGGAATGTACTAGCTGTTGATGCAGCACCGCCAACCAATTCTTCACCAGCATCCCATTGTGGGTTTAGGTTTACAGTACCCGTGATCGGTATTTCAACCGTAGTACCGCTAGGAATAACTCTTGTTGTTACAAGAGGTTCAAACATATTAAATTCGTCATAAGCGTGGATAACCTCGCCTGACCAGATAGGAAGCCAAAGCTTACCACCTGTTGAGTTGCTACCACTAATTGCATTAGTTGGGTGCGTTCTATACGGCAGATGTGCCGCTGTTAAATTTCCTACAGCAGTCATAGTAAATTCTCCTTTATTAAAGTAAAACTATTATTGCGGATTTGTTTTACTCTACGTTCAGGATTGTTCTTTCGAGTCCTTACTGTAGCGGAACCTAATAACTCGGTATTATCCTTTGCCTCTATTAGGAGGGGGATTTATACACATTAACCAAGTTTCCCTTTGTGGGGGTCCACTTTCCCCTTAAGCAGGTAATGTATTCCAGTCAGTGATAGCCATTTTATTCTGTACCATATCACGGTACTTAGGATCATACTGGAATTTAGGGTCATCTCTCTCTTGTTTAAACTCACGCCTATTCGAATACGGAAGTATTCCTGATTGACTTGCAGTAACTTGAGTTAAATTCTCACTTGGAGCTGGCTCTTTAGCCTTTTCTCTAGTTACTGAGGTGTCATACATAGACGCAAGACCTCGAAGAGTTACTTCATATTGTGGTGAAGCAAGACCTATATTTATTCCCTGCATATCTTCTGGCGGCAGATTATTGCTAGCCCACTTAAAGATCTTATCCAATCTTTCTCTTCCGCCGACTGTATCGGCAGCACTTGAATAAGATTCTCGTAGTCTAGCCTTCTGTGCCAGAACATAATCCTCAAGCATTCTATCTGTAAAACCAGTACGCTGCTTGATATCGTTTCTGGTTTGTTCTGAGAAGTCTCCTGATGCAGCAAATTCCATTCCCCACATCTCATAGGTTTCTTCGTCTAACTTCATGCCTTTGAGTTGCTCTTCAACCTGAGGATTTTCTTCAGGTATCGGAATTCTAAGTTCATCGGTCAGTGCAGGCTCAGAAGGTGTAGTTGGCTCTGGTACGGGAGGTGGTTGCTGTTCTTTTAATGTAGCAATCTCCTGTCGTGCCTGAGTATACTGTTTCTGTGCCTCTTTTAAACTATCGAACCAAACACCAGCATTCTCAAAATTATCAGGAACTACTTCGTCACTTGTTTCTATGTGTGTTTCGAATGCAGTTCGTTCATGTTCATGCTGTACTTGTTCCGGTGTTTTCTCGTGAGATTGTTCCAGAGGAGTCTCACCTTCTACTGTTGTTGTACTATCCATTTGTTAATCTCCTTACGATTGTTCTGTTTCCCCAGAGTCAAAGGATTTTTATTAGGAAGCTCATGCCTCCAGAAATTATTATTGCAATACCCGCAGCCCATGTAGCTACCTTAGTTTGTACTATTGCAAGATGTCGTTCTATCTTTAATAGTCTTTTATCTACCATATCTAATCGATGATTAGTACGCTCAAGTTCATTTAATACTAATCTCTTATATTCAGTCCAGCCATTATCCCCTGTGCT